CCCAATGGTTCCTCTGCTGTAGTATATTGTGATGGTGCGGGAAGTGGTGCGGCAGTTGTTGATGCGCTGGCTAATTTGTATGTGTCAGATTCAATCACGATTGGTGATGCCACGGCAGAAGACACCAAGATTGTTTTCGATGGGGCCGCACAGGACTTCTATATCGGTCTAGACGATTCAGCAGATGATCTTGTCATTGGATCTGGATCCGTGGTTGGCACAACTCCGGCAATGTCCATCGATGAAAATCAGGCTGTGGTGTTCCCAGCGGCGGCTGTAACAATCGGTGATGGTACGGATGAAGACACTAAGCTGGTTTATGACGGTAATGCCAAAGATTTCTATATCGGACTCGATGACAGTGTAGATAAGCTCGTTATTGGCGAAGGCTCTACGGTAGGAACCAACAACATCCTCTCTTTAACAGACGATGCAGTAACAATTGGCGATGGTACGGAAGTCGATTCTAAGATCGTTTTTGACGGTCACGCCAAAGATTTTTATGTCGGCTTAGACGATAGTGAGGATAAACTCATTATTGGAGAAGGCTCTACCGTAGGAACAAATAATATTCTTTCCATTACGGACGATGCCGTAACAATCGGTGATGGGGCAACGGAAGACGCCAAAATCGTCTTCGATGGTAATGCACAAGACTATTACATAGGGCTTGATGATTCGGCTGATGATCTTGTAATAGGTCTGGGTTCGGCGGTTGGTACAACCCCTGCAATGTCAATTGACGAAAACCAACTGACTACCTTCGGCAAAGCAGCAATAGGCGCTCTTCAAACAGCTTCCGTTTCAGGTAGTACTACTTTAGATTTTCAATCTTATCAGAACTTCCTTCTTACTTTTACAGCAGCGGTTACGTTAGCTAATCCTACTACGGAAAGTGTAGGTCAATCTGGGATTATAGTTATTGTTCAAGATGGCACAGGTGGGTGGGGCCTTAGTTTGGGAACAGATTATGAAACTGTTGGGGGAGCGGGCATTACTCTTTCGTCGGCAGCAAATGCGGTTGATATTCTTCCATATTTTGTAAAAGCATCTGGATCTATTCTATTAGGCGCACCGCAGTTGGCTTTTTCATAATGGTACTTTCTAACTCACAATGGTGGGCGGCTACGGGTGATGCTGCATATGTTATAAATAATTCTGTTATAATGGATTCGGGTTCTTCAAACTACTTCACATGGGCCGGAACAGGTCAAAGTCAGACTACATATACATTTAGTATGTGGGTGAAATTTACCACTCTCAGTACTGGTTGGCAGGGTATAGTAAGTAGTGGAGCAGACGGAAATAATTTCTGTACTTTTAGATATAGATTAAATCAACTGGAGTGGGGAACATATGCTAGTGCTAGTTGGAATGGTTATCACCTAGCTACTCCAAAATTACGTGATCCATCAGCGTGGTATCATATTGTTACCGCAGTTGATACAACTAGTGATGTAGCGGATCAGCGACAACAAACATGGATTAACGGAGAGTTAATTACTGCTTTTGATAGTGCTACGAATTATACATCTAGTTATGCCACTGATATTAATCAAACAATGTCTCTTGGATCTAGCTACCTGGGATCTACTGGTGATTATTTGAATGCGTATATTGCAGAATTTCATTATTTGGATGGTACCGCTGGCGTAGCATCTGATTTTGGAACAGAAAATTCTGATGGAGTTTGGATACCTATTGATTTAACAGCACATGCTTTATCATATGGAACAAATGGTTCTCATCTTAATTTTGAAAATGCATCAAATTTAGGAGAGGATTCTTCTGGCAATGGGAATGATTGGGCTGTGTCTACTAGTGCACCCACACAGACAACAGATACCCCTACGGATAGTGGGAGTACGATTGGGAATTTCGCCACTATGATGCCGATTTATGTTGTTGGAACACCCTCGTCTGCAACATACACAAATGGTAATCTAACATCCACTTGTCCTGCTAGTAGCGCAGCGTGGTCTGGGTTTTTTACTGGAACAACTGGCAAGTATTATGCAGAGACAACGTGGGACAGCGGAGCAAGTATATATTGGAACCTTGGGAACAAAGACGCTTTATCTGTTCCGGGTGGCTCTTGGAAAGTAGATACATGGGTACTATCTAGTGATGGTAAGGCATATGCAGAGGAAGCATACGGCCCTGCTGGTAACACTGTTATCTTTGGCCCAGCTTCTACAGGCGACACAATAGGTTGGGCGATTGATTATGAAAATGATGCTGTATGGGGACATTATAATGGCACTTGGATTGATGGTACTGGTGGATCAGCTTCAAGTGGAACAGTTTTAGCCACAGTAGGAACGTCTACAACAACATACGCCATCTTTACTGGCATATTAAGCGAGGCTATGATGGTCGGTTGTCGAGATACTGGCACTGGATCAACTGCAACACATAATTTTGGGCAAACTACTTTTGTTGAAGCCGCCCCTTCCGGTTTTAAACTAATGGCTACACAAAATCTACCAGCCCCATCAATATCCAAACCCTCAGATCATTTCCTACCCATGATCTATGAAGGTAATGGTGGTGGTCAACGTGTAGGTAACTTCATACCATTTACCGATGCTTATGCTGTAGATAATTCTTGTGTGTTTGTTAGTGGGGATAGTGATTATCTCCAGAAAACTCTTGGTGCTGGTAATGATGAATTATTTACCATGAGCTTCTGGTGGAAGCCCGGAATTCTTCAAGACTGCACGTTTCTTAATGCCCAAACGAGTGACGATGACAGGTGGCGTTTTGATACTGCTTCAGGCCAACTACAGATTTATGCAAAAGTTGGTGGAACAGTTCGTTGCAATCTTATTACTGATATAAAACTTAAAGATCCTTCAATGTGGTATAATGTTGTGCTTGTATGGGATTTATCTGAAGGGTCAGGTGATCGTGTAAAGATTTTTGTTAATGGTGTAAGCCAAAGCATCACCTTAAATACTGAACCATCTAATTCCTATACCTATACCGTCAATACAGCAATAGAACATGAAATAGGTTCTAGGGAAGGAACGTCAATATTCCTAGATGGCTATTTATCTGA